CCCCGCCGAGCAGAAGAAGTATGCGAGACAGTTATACATATATTCAATTTATGTTAAGCTGAGATATGGTAAGTTTCCCGATCTACTGAGATTCCATATGTTCCGTAACAGCAAAGATGTGGATATCAAGTTCAACATTGACGACTATTACGAAGCAATAAACTGGATGCAGGAGACGGTAAAGGAAATCCGGGATTGCGGTGAGTTTGAAAGCCGACCGGATGATTTTTATTGCCAATATCTGTGCGACATGAGACTAAAATGCTGTGGGGAGACGGCGACGAAGTAGCATAAAGTAAAGGAGGTTGATGATTTATACAGGTATTAAAAAGCGATATTCAAAGAGCGAAAGAGAAATTAGGGGATAGAAATGCTGAGATTATGGTTGAGTTGCTCGGTATTACGAACTGGAATCCCTCAAGAAGAGTCGGGTGTTGCCCGAACCCCGAACACATAGACAAGAATCCGTCGTGCTCGTATAACCCCAAGACTTATTCTTTTCATTGCTTTGCGTGTGGCTTTACCTGTGACATCATAGATGCCTATATCACATCCAAGAAGTGTACTTTTCTTGAAGCGTGTGAGATGCTTTTTGATGAGGCGGGTATACAGTATTCATTCGCAGAGCGCGGAACAAAAGACAGGGCATACAAATACCCTAAGCCCAAGTATGCCGACAACAAAGAAGAGGTGTATAAGTATTGGCGGAAGAGAAAAATATCACCTGAAACAATAGATTATCTGAATATACAGCAGGACGAAAAAGGAAACACCTTGTTTCAGTATTTCGACCTGAATGACGTGCTCGTAATGTGTAAAGTCCGCAAGTCACGCGCAGTGCCTCACGGTGAACTTAAAATATGGTATCTCGAAAACAGCGATTGCTGTAATGTCCTTTACAACATCAATAAAATAAATACCACTCAGCCGTTGATAATATGTACCGGCGAAGGCGACTGTGCCGCACTCATTGAGTGCGGTTTTTACAACTCCGTAAGCATTAACGGCGGCGACCAGAATACGAAGTGGATTGAAGAGTGCTGGGATTTTCTGCAAGAGTTTGACGAAATCATCCTTGTCCACGACAACGACAGAAGCGGCGAGGAATACATAAAGAAAGTTGCTCCGAGGTTGGGCGAATATCGCGTCAAGGTTGCAGAAATCCCATTGTCTCACACCAATGCAGACGGCGAGAAAGTTCGTATAAAAGACATAAACGAACTGCTGTTCTTTGAGGGGAAAGAGGCGGTCAGAGATGTAATCAATAACGCGAAAGAGTCTGAGATTCCTGCGATAGTCGATTACACCGAAGTAAAGAGATTTGATATGTCGGATGTCGAGGGATTTACAACGGGCTTTGAAGATTTAGACGCTGCGCTCGGCAAGAACTATATGGGTTCTACAACGCTCATAACCGGAATAGCTTCTGCGGGTAAAAGCTCTCTGATATCGACGCTTGTATGCCGATCTATAGAGCAGGGTTATCCTTGTTTTATATACAGCGGAGAGCTTTCAAACCCGTCGTTGAAAAACTGGATTGACTTTGTTCACGCAGGACAGCGGGGGCTTGAAGAAGTGCAGGGCGAACACGGCAAGTATTACAGAATCAAGTCTGATGTGTACAGAAAAATCAATTCCTATTATCGCGGACAGCTTTACTTCTACAAAGATTCGTTCTCACATAAGACTGAAGACCTCCTCGCGACGGCGGAGAGTGCGGTAAGAAGGCTTGGAGTAAAAACGGTATTCTTCGACAATCTCACATCTGTGGATCTGTCGTGCGACGATAACTCAAAGTGGACTAAGCAGGAAGATTTTATAAGACAAATCATTGACTTTGCAAAACGATGGAATGTAGCTTGCTTTGTGGTTATTCACCCGAAGAAAATGGAGCAGGTACGCAAGATGAGCATCTTTGACCTACAGGGCGTTGCTGCCGCTGCCAACCTTGCACAGCGTGTTATATCGCTGTACCGAGTATCACCTAAAGATAAAAAGGGTGTTGTTGGTAGAAACGGCAAGTTTATTACGCCGCCCATGAAAGGCAGTGTTGTACTTGAAGTTCTCAAAGACCGATATGGTAGTGCGAACAACAAGGAATTTGCTCTGTACTACGACAACCCGAGTAAGAGATTCTACACAACGCCGCAGAATCTTGCCCATGCTTATGGGTGGGAAGTCGCCGACGGCGTGACAAGTGCGGAGTTGCCTTACGGCACTCCTGCTTATGACGAAGATATGGACGAGGAGGTGTTTGGTTGACAGACAACTTAGTAATTTATCATCTACATAGTGATAACAGTCTGCTGGACAGTTGCACAGGCTACAAGCTGTATATCGACAGAGCCGCTGAACTTGGACAACCAGCTATAGCGTTCAGCGAACACGGAAAACCACTCAACTGGGTCAAGAAAAAGATGTATTGTGATGAAAAAGGAATTAAATACATCCACGGCGTTGAGATATATCTCACTGAAAGCCTTAATGAAAGGGTCAGAGACAACTACCATACGGTGCTTATAGCTCGAAACGAACAGGGTGTGAAAGAACTCAACCTTGCAGTGTCGAAATCATGCGATAAAGACCACTTTTATTATGTAAATAGATTGAGTTTTGACGAGTTTCTGAAGCTGTCCAATAACATTATCACGACGAGCGCGTGTCTTGCAAGTCCTCTAAATAAGCTTCCCGTAGACCATCCGATGTACGAGAGTCTTGTCAGACGGTACGACTTCCTTGAGATACAGGCACATGACTGTCAGGAGCAGAGAGACTTTAATGTGCATTTGGCAGAGCTTGCGAAGAAGTACAGTAAGCCGCTGATAGCAGGAACCGATACTCACTCGCTTGACAAATATAAAGCCGAGTGCCGCAAGATATTACTCAAATACAAGAATAAGTCTTACGGTGACGAAGATACATACGACCTCACATATAAGTCCCGCGAAGAGTTGGACGCTGCATTTGCAAGGCAGGGCGTTCTACCTCCCGAGCTTTACAGACAGGCTATGGATAACACGCTTGTAATGGCTGGTAGAGCCGTTCGAGCTTGATACATCCATTAAATACCCAATACTGTACGGGTCGGCTGAAGAGGATAGCCGAATAGAAGCTGAGCGTGTTGACCGAATGTTCAAAGAGAAGCTTGAGACGGGGGTTATACCGCCCGAGCAGGAAGAGGGGTTTAGGTCAGCGTTAGTGGAAGAAAGACGAGTTTTTGAGAAGCTTGGTATGAGTGGTTTTATGCTCTGTATGAGCGAGTTGATATGTTGGTGCAAAGAAAATGATGTACCGGTTGGTCCCGGACGAGGTTCTGTCGGTGGATCGAGGACGGCTTTTGTTACGGATATTATTGAGTGTAACCCGGAACAGTGGCATACGGTCTTCTCAAGGTTTTGTAATGAAGATAGGAAAGAAATTGGCGATTAATAATGTGGTCGCCCTATATGGCAACATATAGCAAAAAAGCTGGTGAACCCACAAATGTGGGGTGTGGCGAATTATCGCTGCTAACGGTGAACCCTAAGTTTATTGATAAGGGAATACCGTGGTAAGTCGGTCTATATCTACGATAGTCAGGAGGTGTTTATGACATTCCAAGACATTAACGGTAGATATAAGCAAATTAAAGATTTTAAAGACTATTTTGTAACAGAATATGGCGAGATTTATTCAACAAGACTTCGTGGTAATGAAAGGGAATCTCATTTACATAAAATCAAGCCCAAAGACCCGGGTAACCCAAGCAAATATCTAAATGTTACTCTCTGTAGTGATCATGGACAAGTAACGAAATCTGTACATAGACTTGTCGCAGAAGCGTTTGTAGGCGGACATTTTGACGGTGCTGTTGTAAATCATATTGATGGCAATAACCGAAACAACAACGCATCAAATCTTGAATGGACGACTGTCAAAGACAATGTTCATAAATCATATATTACTTCTGGTAAGTCTCCCGTAAGGAATAGCAAAATATGGCGACTTGTGGACGCAAATGGTGTGGTTATAGGAGATTTTCACGGACACCATAAAATGGAAAAATATGTTAAGGATTCCAAAATTGATGCATCGCCAACTCAGCTAACCCGGAATGGGAATAGCAGAGGATATACAATTATTAAAATCGCAGATATAGACTGAAAACTGTAACGACTATCCGAGAGGAGTACAGCAACGGTGAAAGTCCGTTGTTGGAAGCGCCAGCCTCCACATATGGATAAAGATATGGGTTGGGAATGTCAACCTTCATATGTGGATGAAGATATAGTCTACTCCCCTAATAAATATCGGGAAACCGAGGGTACAAAGGATCGACATCGATTGTATCGAAACCGATAGACCTAAGATATTCAAATATATAATAAATCGTTTTGGTGAGAGAAAAACAGCAAGGGTTCCATCGTTCGGGACTTTGCAAGAAAAGGGTACTATTAAGGGTATAGGAAATGCACTCGCTAAATATTGGGAAGAAGAAAAGACCGGAGTTCCATTTAAGCCCTCAGACAAGTTTTCCCCCGATAATCCGTATTCCCTGAGTAATATTGATGAGATTATATCTGAGTTTTTCGCAGACGAGCAGAGCGCAAGAAAGAACCACCCGGATATATTCCAATATTATGATGGATTATTAGACACAAAGATTTCACAATCTGTACACCCCGCGGGTATAGTTATTAGCCCGATTACACTTGATGACGCATACGGCGTGTTTGATAAAGACGGAGATCTTTGTCTTATGATTGACATGGACGAGCTTCACGAGGTCGGGGCGGCGAAATTTGATTTCCTTATACTAAGCAACATAGGTATCATAAATGAAACTTGCAGACTGGCAGGTATTCCATATCCGCATATGCACGAGATAAATTTCAATGACCAAAAAGTTTGGGCTGATATGTTAAGAAGTCCTGCGGGAATATTTCAGATGGAATCACCATTCGCATTCTCGATGTTAAAAAAGTTTGTTCCGCACTCAATCTTTGATATGAACCTTATAACTGCGGCGGTGCGCCCGTCGGGAGCTTCGTATAGAGATAGGCTAATGAAAAAGATTCCTAATAAAAACCCGTCAAAGGAAATAGACGAGCTCCTTAAGAATAACTTAGGATATTTGATATTCCAAGAAGATATTATAGCGTTCCTTCAACAAATATGTGGCTTATCAGGCAGTGAAGCGGATAATGTTAGACGAGCAATAGGTCGTAAGGATGCCGAGAGGTTGGAAGGGGCAATGCCTAAGATACTTGAGGGGTATTGCAAAAATTCTGACAAGCCAAGAGAGGAAGCTGAGAAAGACGCAAAAACCTTCTTGAAAGTAATTGAGGACGCTTCTGAGTATTCCTTTGGTTACAACCACGCCACTGAATATAGTCTCATAGGTTATCTGTGTGCTTATCTGCGTTGCTATTATCCTTGCGAGTTTATCACAGCATATCTTAACAACGCCGCTAATGAAGATGATGTTATTAATGGCACTACGCTTGCCGCTGAATATGGATTTAAGGTAACACCTCCTCGTTTCGGCGCGTCGAGAGATGTCTTCTATTTTAACAAGGAGAAAAAAGAAATAGCAAAGGGGTTGACGAGTGTTAAGTATATGTCCGCTGCTCTTGCAAATGAGCTGTATGACATATACGACGAGGTAAAAGGAAAATCGTTTATGGAGGTTCTTAAGGCTCTCTCGAAGACCTCTATTGATACGCGACAGCTCGATATCCTAATTAAAATTGGCTACTTTGAAGAGTTTGGGAACATGGGAGAGCTATTGAAGCTTGTGCAAGTGTACTCGTTCTTTAAGAACGGAACTGCAAAATCTGTTAGCAAGTCCAAGGTTGTAGGTTTCCTTGCGGATATCATTTCAGATTATGCAACAGATAAAGGCGTTAAGGGGAATGAGCTTAAGTCTTACACAATAACCGACATGGATGGGCTTTTAGCCGCTTGTGAAGAACAAATTAAAAAGTCGAATATTCCCGACTTAACCCTTAAGGTTAAGATACAAAACAGCATTGACTATCTCGGATATGTTGGTATTCAGACCGGACTGCCCGAAGACAGGAGAAAGCTTTTGATAACAGAAGTATTCCCCATGCGTGGACAGAACGGTATGCCGTGGGGGTATAAAGTGAATACGCAGAGTCTGGGCACAGGTAAGCAGTCGTCGTTGACGATACCGGCGAGAATATATGCCGAGAATCAGGTAGCGAAGGGTGATATCGTGTATGCCGACAACTGCTACAAGAATCCGAAAGGATATTGGTATCTTAACGCTTATAGAAAGATGTGAGGTGACGACTATGGATTGGAGGGGACGAAAATATTACGCGGTTAGCTTCTCCCCGGAGGCATTAGACATGAGGATTCAGTTTATTAAACTTATAGGTTCGGGTGTTAAAATTCGTTTCAGCACTGATGTGCCGCGACAGAAAGATGAGCTTGAAGAACGAGGTCGTTATCAATGTCTAATAGGATGCCGTTTTGACCAAAATGAGACAGTAGAGTATGAACTCAGAAAAGCTAAACGCAATGATTACTATTGTTCTTGGAGAGAGATTAAGGAGGCAAAAAAATGAAGGAGATGGTAGCCAATAGGATTAAAGCTATAAAGGAATATCTGAAGCAAGTACAGGAAGAATTGAAGGTACTTAATAATGCATGATTATGAAGATGCGCTTCGTGAGGTATTGAATCGAGTTTATCGAAACACAGATGATTGTGAAATGCGTATTTCAAAAGATTGCTACAAGTTAATCAGAGAAGCTCTCGAAAAGCAGATACCAAAGATGCCGATAAACGAAGAGTGCTATTACATATGCCCTTGTTGCCGAGGCGACTTGGGTGTTTCGGATGATGATATTTTTATCTATGAACTTTTGATGCCTAAATATTGTAGTAATTGCGGATGTGCGCTTGACTGGACGGAGGTAAAGAATGAGAGTTTATTTGGTTGAAAAAATATGTGATTATGAATATGGCTGCACAGAGGTTGTTAAGGCGTTTTTCAATGAAAAATCCGCAAGAGAGTATATAAATAAGCAACCCGATGTAGGTAACTTCACATTTTGGGATGGAAGTAATGCACCTATATATGATGTTGCTATGTTGGAGGTAGAAGAATGACCAATAAGAGATATACTGACGAAGAAATTAAATCCTCATTAGAAGTGATTGCCACTTCACAAAATTGTAATGAATGCAAAATCCGTAATGGTAGATGGGGAACTTGCAACTGCTCTCAAATAGCCGCTAATGCTGCTCTTGACCTTATCAACCGTCAAAGGGCTGAGATTGAGAGACTGGGAAAGAAAATAGAGGGTCTCTTGAGAAGCTACTCAACCGCCAAAGTGACAAAGATTAAACACGGCAAATGGATTGAGGATGGCTATTGCGATATTCCTTGTGTATGTTCATGTTGCGGAGCGGAAGCGCAATATACAAGCACTTTTAAAGAAACATTTGACTATGATTGGGAAGAAAACTTATGCCCTACAGGGTACGAAGAAATAAGAGAATATATTAGAACGCCGTTTTGTTCTAATTGCGGCGCGAAAATGGACGGAGGTAAAAAATGAGTGATTATATCGCCCGCGATTTGCTTTTGGCAGAAATAAAAGAACTTAAAAAGTCTCCGTGGTATAACGGCGGTTATGGAACTTATGAAAGAAATATCCGCCGCGAGGCAATCGACATTATTGTAGACCTTTGCATAAGGTCAGCTCCTGCCGCAGATGCGCAAGCTGTTAAACACGGCAAATGGAAGTTGTGTTATGAAGATTGGCGAATGCAAATCGCGGGCGACGAGTGCTCCGCTTGTGGATTCCAACATTACGGAACATGTATATCACACTATCATTACTGTCCGAACTGCGGCGCAAAAATGGACGGAGGGAATTGAATGAAGATTGTAAATACGCATACTGGAAAAATTTATATTGATCCCGAACGCAAGTTGGAGTTCCTTACGGTCGGTGATTACGGAAAAGAGAACAACATTAAGGCTAATTTTTTGGGCTTATATAAAGAAATTAACGGCGTCGAAAACACCGAGGTTGATTTATCTAAAAAGTGGGTAGCTACTATCAGTACACAAAAAGGTTGTCCTATGAGATGCAAATTTTGCGATTGTCCGCAGTTTGGCTATCACGGGGACGCGACTATAGATGATTTAGTTTACGAAGTTCAGACAATTCTTCAGAACGAAGTCGTAACTAAGACAGATAGATTTAATGTACATTTTGCAAGAATGGGCGAGCCAACATTTAATTTTGCTGTGCTTGATTTTGCAGATAATATCCTAAAGCCGCTCGTGGGGCAATATATTAACGCAAAAACAATCCACCCAGTAGTCTCTACTATGCTCCCAAAGTCTAATAAACGACTGGAAGAGTTTATTTTAAGATGGTGCGATATTAAAAATGAAAGATATAACGGAGAAGCGGGGCTTCAGTTTAGCATTAACAGCACTGACGACGAACAGAGGAATAATCAATTTAGCGGAATGAGTTTGAACCTTGATGAAATTTCTATGCTTGCAGCGAAACTCCCTGTACCCAAGGGTAGAAAATATACATTAAATTTTGCCGTTACTGCTGATACAGTTCTTGACGCAAAACAACTTTCTATGCTATTCGACAAGAATAAGTTTATTGTTAAAATAACGCCCATTCATGAAACAAAATCTGCGATAACGAACGGTTTTGACGTTACGACTTCTTACACCGATTACGATGTATACAGGAAGTTTGAACAGCCGTTGGTTGCCGAGGGGTGGAATGTTATTGTTTTTGTGCCGAGCAAAGAAGAGGATGGCGATAGAATCACTTGTGGAAACGCTTTGATTTCTGCGATGACCCAAAATCGATAAAAAGGGAGACTGGACTATGACAGACATTAATGTGGTAAAAGAAAGAGTAATTGAGGAATTAAAAAAGCAGGGCATAGATGTGTACTTCATCGACTTCTATGTTGACGACGGCGGCGAGCCGTATTTTGTTTACACCTTCGACGAGTTGATGATAGAAGAAGCGACTGAGTATTATAAAAACAATTGGATAATCGAAGGTGCGTTTGACGATTGGTCTTTTTGGTATGCAGATGAACCGGACGATTGGCTTGTCGCAGATATATGTGACACAATCAAACGCAGAATAGGAGGCGAAGAATAATACGTGAGATACTTTTTCGCGGCAAGCGAACAGATAACGGCGAGTGGGTTGAGGGATATTATTATAAAGCTAAATATTGTAGAACTGATGACAAGCTTTGTGATTATATTACTATTCCGTACATAGAACAATGCAACTTGCCGAATTCGCACTATATTGTAAACCCTGAAACCGTAGGACAGTGCATAGGTCTGAAAGATAGAAACGGCATAAATATTTTTGAGGGCGATATAGTAAAGAGAGTTTGGCTCGGCAAAATGAGCATTTATCAAATTGTCTATGACAACGGTCTCGCGAGTTTTATTGGGCAAGCGGGCATAAAATTTACAACATTTGATTATGATTCAACCGAATTTGAGGTTGTCGGCAATATCTACGATAATAAGTTGGAGGGTTTTAACAATGGCTGAATACATAGAGCGTGAGGCAGTGATTGATGAAATTGAAGGCGCAACTTGGTATCACATAAGTTGTCAAAAAAATTTAGTTGAAGGAGCTGCGTGTGAAGCTGATGCACTTTATAAAGCCACAGACATTTACAATGTTATAAAGTCAGCACCAATCGCCGATGTGGTTGAGGTTGTCAGATGTAAGGACTGTAAGTATTGGCAAGACAACAACGATGGATACCCTCATCAAGAGTGCCGATGGGGTAATTATGAAACTCCTGACCCTGATGATTATTGCAGTTACGGAGAATTGAAAGATGGTGACACGGAATGAAAGCAGAGAACAGAATAAGATTCGAAAGGATAACAGGTCAGATTGAAGGTTTGTCCTTTTGCATTGAAAACAAGGAAATATCAGGAGCACTGCTTGACATAGCCGAAACGATCGACAGCGTTATCAAAAGCGAAAGTGAGGACGGAGGGAATAACAATGGCTGATACAGATAGGTGTGTTTGCTGCGGTGCGATAGTCCCCGAAGGACGGCAGGTGTGCCCGTCGTGTACGGCAGCATACATAATGACGAGAGATATGGGTAACGGAAGGAATCCCGACAGAATAGACGGCTTTCTTGAAACGCTTGGTCGGGTGTGGAAGAGGGTTCCCGATTGGAGGTTCTTTCAGCTGATATGCAACATCCAAAGAGCAATGCACTCTGATGGATTTTATTTAGAGGACGGTGACTCCGAGCAGTTTATTAAGGAGATGTTTAAGTGAAAAAAGAGTTTAATGAGTGCGTCGGATGTCCGCCTGAACTTGGGTGTATCGGTGACTCGTGTCCACATAGGCGTGTTACTCGATACTTCTGCGACAAGTGCGGTGAAGAGGAGACACTTTATTATGTGGACGGCGACGAACTGTGTGCAGAGTGTGTGCTGGACGGGCTTGATATTGTCGAGGGTTCGGACGAATAGAGAGGAGAGGTTCAATGATAAAAATTGAAAATGTTGTAGCACCTTCTACTGAACAGTGGGAGGCGATTATTAGGGGCTGTCGAAATCCGATGAATAGCTGGAGTAAGAGTGACAGCTATTATCCCGAAGAGTATCGTTACGGCGATCTTCCCAGTGATGCTGTTGATATCGGCGACAACGACCTTAATCTTATGAAGCGTCTTTGTGGCGCGGGTACAGACCATCGCAAGTTTATGAGAATGATTACGGTGTATGTGGATATAACTGCGCCAACCTTTTGGTGGGCTGAGTTTGATACTTACAAAATTGGTACGGTTCGGAATAGTTGTAGTTTTATGCATAAAGGCGTGAGTAGACCGTTTACTATTGATGATTTTAGTATTAAAAATAAACGAATTTATGACATTCTTAGACCCTTAGAGAAGAAAAAATATGAATTAACTTACCCCTACGAGACTGATGAATTTAAGCTTTTTACAGACGAAAACGGAAGGACTTATCGTGTTTACCGAAATGGTCGAGTAATTCAGGAGTCTTATAGCTACACAGATAACTATGGCTCTGGAAGAACTCGCATCATTCAAGAGCGACCAATTACAACATATCAAAATAGAGACGGATATTTTATCGTCAAGCTTGCTGGTAGAACGGGGAAGCATATCCCCCTTCATGTGTTAGTTGCTAAAATGTGGTGTCCGGGTGAAACCAAAGAGGCTTGGCAGGTTGACCATTTAAATACAGATAAGGGAGATAATTCCGCAGAAAATCTTGAATGGGTGACTCCTTCTGAAAATATGCAACGAGCCTTAAAGGCAGGGCTCTACGATAATCTTAAAAGTATTCACAGGTGGTATCTTATTTGGAAAAATCGCACTTGTACTCTCCCGACCGAAAAGCGAATGATGTTTAAAATTGACGCAGAAAAGGGCTTGACACATAAAGAATTAGGCGAAAAATATGGGATTACTCCTACTCAAGCAAACGGTATTCGGTGTGTTATGAAAAATTCTGATGTTGAAGATGACTTTCAAGAGGCACTTGTCTGGGATCGAGTTATTGAACAGCTAAATGAAATGAGAAATCTGTACTTGGAGACAAAGGACAACGCGGTTTTTCAGGGTATTCGTTGCTTGTTACCCTCTGGGTATATGCAGCGATCCACTGTAATGCTAAACTACGAAGTGCTCGCCAACATTTATAAGTCTCGAAACGGGCATCGTTTGGACGAATGGAAGACCATGCTCGATTGGATCGAAACCCTTCCATATTCAGAGTTGATAACAGGGGAGTCCAAAGATAAGAATGAAACCGAGGGCGAGGACGAGGAGGACTAATATGGACGCAGTAGATTACCTTAAAACAAAAGAGCGAATGTGCGGAAAGTCATCTGGTTGCTCCATGTGTCCACTCGCTATGGGCGAACCCTTTGGCTGTGAAACCGTTGAATCCCAGCATCCCGAAGAGGCTGTCGAGATAGTTGAGAAGTGGGGTGTGGAACATCCGGTAGAAACATACATGAGTGACTTCCTCAAGAAGTTCCCGAACGCGATATTTAACAATGATGGCTATCCCTCTGATTGCGTGAGATACCTTTACGGCAACGACCATACTCCACTCGGCGACCGTGGGTGCGTTGGTGTTTCTTGCTCAACTTGTTGGAATAGACCTATAAAGAAAGAGAGGTGTAGATATTATAAGGCTGAACACGGAGTAAAAGTGTGCATCGGTCAAAAGGGCGAGCCGTCGTGTAAGTGTGGCGGCGACGTGAATTGCTGTGAGAGAGACTAAAAGGAGAAGATAAATGGGTTATTACTTTAACAGAGAAGATATTTTAAATGGCGCAAAAGACTGCGTTTGTAGGAGTAGAGAAGCAGATTACAGCTCGCCTGAGAACAGCTTTAAGGTAATAGCGTCTATGTGGACAAGTTACCTTTGTGCGACCGGAAAAATGCCAGAGGATAATGGAGCGGTACTTACCGCGAAGGATGTCGCCGCTATGATGGTGTTGTTTAAGATGTCAAGAGTGGCGACCGGTAGAGGCAAGGCTGATAACTGGATAGACGCGGCGGGGTATGCGGCGTGTGGTGGTGAGACCGAGAAGATAATTCGACCCGACACAGAAGTCTCGAAGGGCACTGACTGTGAGATGGTTGTATGAGAAAGAAAGAGCTAAAACAGGAGCTAAATTCTCTACGCACCGACCTCGAAGCCGCTAAGAGCAATGCTGATTTTTGGAAGGGATATACAAAATTCAATCAAGAAAAATTAGAAGATAACAAACAACTCCGTGAGGAGAACTTAAGGCTAAACAAGCTGCTCGCAGAGGTGACAAGTGACCTTAACGCACTTCGCCGAAGTAGTGGATTCGCTCATGCTTACTGCGCTTGCGATGAGTGGTTAGACAAAGAATACTGTGACCGTTGCAGAGAGAACGGATATAACGATTGGAAATGGAGAGGAGTTTTAAAAAATGAAGAGAATCATTGACGAGATATTTGACTGGATTACAGCGATAGATGAGGCGATAGAAATAACTGCCAAAAATGAGGCTCATAGCGACCACAAGGGTGACGAGCCACAGATACATGCGTGTCCCGCAGACTGCAAGGGAGCACCCGGTGCCAACTGGCACTCAATAGAAACTGTCGGCGACCTGCCCGAGTACAGTGGTAAATTTATCGTGACGATTGAGGAGTTTTTCTATTCAATCAATTGTATGCACTCGGGACCCCGCAACGAGAGAGCGACCGTTACAGCGTGGTACGACGCCGACTCGATGACTTGGGAGATTGACGGCGTGGACGAACCTATAGACGCAGTTGAGGGTGGAAGTGTTGACGGTGTGCTCACCTTTGTGGTGGCGTGGCAGATACTTCCTGAGCCTTACAAAAAAAACTAATAAAATAATTAATATTCTTAGAAATGGAGCAAGCAAAACACTTGAGTTTAAGTGTTCGACCTGCGGGTGCGTTTTCGAAGCAGACATAAATAGCTATGTTCTGACGGGAGAGGAGATTGTTCGTGAGTCATACGATGGGGCGCACAAAGTTGTTGTGTATGCACCTTATACAATGTCAAAATGCCCGTGCTGCGGACGAGTAGCACACGAGGCTTAACTTACATATACGGAGGTTTACAAAACATGAAAGTAATACTGTATACCACGCATTGCCCTAAATGCAATGTACTGACGACCAAACTGAAATCGAAGGGAGTGGACTACGAAGAAATTACCGATGTGGATGTTATGAGAGACAAGGGTTTTATGTCGGCTCCT